CCATAAACATTACACGTGAATCTTTTGACAACATTTCCATTGCTGCTTTAAGTTCGTCAAAGTATTTCAAAATTGTACCCTCATTCCTGCACCAGCATGTGGATATTTGGTTTCATATTCATAATAGTAAATGTATTCTTGATCAAGATGTTTATACAAAGATTGATTTAATCCCCATGTTTTCATTGTGTCTGTGCATACTGACTTACCATTATCTTCAACAATAAATTTGATAGGTAAGTTGTGAGCCATACTGTACTTTAAGTTCTCAGAAAAGACACCCGATTCAGCAGTCATGTCACCAACAAAACAATAAACTTTTGTGTTAATCTTTTTTCGTTTCATTGCCATTGCTGTACCAACAGCGATTGGTATGTTACCACCAACGATTGCTGATGAGTAGATATTAAATTCTGGATAGCAGAGTGAAATTGATTTGCCTTCTAGTATATCTCTTTCAAGTAATTCTGGTGGCACACCTTTTAGCAAGCACTGATAGTGTGAACGCCATGAACAGAACACCCAATCAATTGAACGAATGTCTCTGAAGATTTTAATCAGTTCGTTTTCATTACCATAGTAAAGATGAATTGGCGCACGAATACGAGCATTGTTGAAATGCTCTGCCATCTTCTCTTCAAATGCTATAAGTTCTTCTTTAGTCACCTAGTATCTTCCTCTTCAATCTAATCTTGGACATGTCTTCAATATTTTTTCTTGATTGTAAACCAAATTTGTTTTCAACAAGATTCAAAAACGGCTCATGTGAAAAATATTTGTGCCAAGCATCATCACGAAACTTCAACACTTCTGCACCACTCAATGTGTTTGTACGCAATGGTTTGCAATCATAAGACAGAAACGCAAACTCTTCAAATGTTTGTGGTAGTTCCCAACCATTATTGACTGCTTCCATGTACAATGGGCTACCAGGTAATGCCATTGCTGCATAGAAGTTTGCGTGTTCACAATTCAATTCTAATGCAAGGTCTAGTGTTTCTTGCATTGTCTCCATTGTATCTTCTGGAAAACCAAACATGTAATTGCCCAGCACATTGATACCAGCGTCTTTGATATCTTGTACAACTTCACGAATGTCAACTTGTTTGAAGCGACCTTTATCAATCTCTAAACGAACTTGTGGATTACCTGCTTCAATACCAAGTGCAAGCCAATTCACACCTGCTTTCTTAAATAACTCTAACTGATCTTTACGAACAGAATCAACACGTGCATAAGCCCAAAAGTTAAACTTCATACCACGATCAACAAGACCTTGAAGAATTGGTATATAACATTTTTTATTGAGAAAGAACATCTCATCAGTCAATCTTACTGTACGTACACCTCTATCCCAAAGATACTCAAACTCTTTGAGCATCAACTCAGGTGACCAGAAACGCATACCACGTGAATCTGCTGAGACTGTGCCTTGTGTATATGATGTACGATTGACGATGTTAATCATACAAAAGTTACAACCAAACGAACACCCCAATGATGTAGAGATTGCTGCGAATGGTGTACGACCTTCATCAAGAAAGTTTGAATGCCAATAATGGGCACGATATTTGTTGAAGCCACCTGGCAATAAATCCCATGCATAGCCAGGCATCACACGATTCATGTCTTCTGTCTTTACAATTTCACCTGGCGCACCTGTTGCAGCAAATCCATGCTTCTTATAAACAAGACCACGAACTTTATCTAAGTCATCTTTATAATTTGTTTGAAGTAAGTCTAACAAACCATATACACCTTCATTGATGAATACAAAATCAACATAAGGTAAACCAATCACATCATATGGCAGTGCAGATGCATGTGAGCCAATGAATACAATTTTGATTGAAGGTCGAATGAGTTTGAGTTGTCTTGCTAGTCTTGATGCACCAATCATCATTGTGGTGCCTGAGTTTGGATTTTGTCCGTAGAGAACAAACACTGCTATGTCAGTATTTGTAGCAGAGATACGATGAGCCGAATGCTCTAAGTCTGGTGATGGGTCTGCGTCAAAATCTAGAATGCATGGGTCATGACCTTCAACACGAACAGCATTCGCCAAGAGCAGTGCCCATGTTGGAGGTTCAATAGCAGAATACTTATCAGCAAGTGCTTGATATGCTTGTGCAGCACTGCTTGGTATAACAAATGTCACCACTTTTGACATAACAAAAATTCCTATTAATGAAGTTTTTTATTCTTCGCTTCGTGTATGCTTTGAATTACTTCCTCTATGATTTGATGTTGCACATCTTCTTCTTGCTCTTGTTCATCTAACAAGCCTTCAAGCATCTTGTCCGAATCTGCCATCTCATTTACTGTGCGCTCAACAAGTTTATCATAGTATCTTATCATTGATTCTTTTGGTTCAACGACCGTCACGATGTCTGAATAATAAATCATAGCAGAGTTTTCTTTAATCAATTCTACTGGCAACCAAGGCATCATCATCATGACCGTCTGACCTGTAGGCATACGACGAAAGACAATACGCATTGGGTCATTTAATTGTATTTGATCTGATTCATCATTCTCAAACATAGAAGCCATGATATCTTCACCAGACTGCATTCTTATAAGTTTAACGTTATGCATTCTTGACCTCTATATTATAAAACTTGTATTTGAATTTTTCTTCATCGTATATTCTAACACGTTCTTGCAAGTGTTGCAACGTATAGTTGACATGTTTGCCTATACGAAAATCATCGGCAATATCATATAGAACTGCTTCAGTTTTGTTATCACCTATTCTTAAACCTCTACCTATTGATTGTAAGTTACGTACCCTCGATTTAGATGGTGATGCAAAAACAACATTGTGAAGATTTCGAATATTGATACCTGTACTGAATGTGCCATACGATGCAACGATAATGGCATTGTTTTGTTTTTCAGTTATGGCACGTATTTGTTCACGGACTTCTACATCTGTGCCACCGTAAACAAAAAACACATGACGATTAGTGGCTTTCTCTTCAATCATCTTGTGTAGATGTTTACCATGTTTCTCTACAAGATTGAATAGTATGAGCGAATTGCCCTCTAAAGACAATGCAAGATTACGAATAAATTCATTTCTTGCGGTACTTTTAACTATGTAGTCTATTTCAGATTGATAGTCCCAACCTCTGGATAGTTTGCACACTTCTTCAGAATATTTCAATACCAGACATTTGATACGAAAATCTGCCAGTTGTTTGTTCTCAATCAATTTAGCAGTAGTTGTTGATTGGTATAACGGACCAAACAAACCTTCTAACACAAGTCGATGTGTTTGTGTACCATCAATTGTGCCCGTACATCCAATACGATATGATGCGTTCTTCAGACCCGTCATGATTGTGGTTAAAGACTTTGCTTTAAACTGATGTGCTTCGTCACCCAATACAAAATCAAACTGCTCAAAGTATTCTGATGGATTCTTGTAGATAGATTGCCAAGTGGTAATCGTTAGAAATTTATCTGTATGTTTATCTTTTCCCGAATACTGTCGATGGGCATAGTTTGCGGCATCGTAGCCATATGATTCAAAATCAGAATACATTTGCTCAACAAGAGAAGTTGTAGGAACAATTAAAAGTCCTTTCTTATAACCTTTGTATTGTAAATACCGTAGTATTAGGTATTGTATTAAAGACTTGCCCGAACCAGTAGGTGATAACAACAGCATTCTCCTGTTTCTAACGGCAGTAATGAATGCTTTGTATTGATATTCCCTTACACCTTCTGTTATAATGCTCTTGTCCAGATAAAGTTGCTCTAGAAACTCATTAGCTTCTAAGGCTGAAAAACTCTCTGCATTGTTTACAGCAGCATCAATTTCAAGTTTGTACTTCCTCTCTTCACAAAACTTCTCAATGTAAGGTACAAGACCGTGGTAGATAGTGTATGTGCGTAAGTCAGCAAGTCTTATTTTGCCATCCCACAAACGATTCTTGTATGCCGGCATAAATTGATAACCAGGCACAAAGAAAGTAAAGTAGTCTGCAAGTTCCTGTGCAATACTTTTCTCACACTCAAACTTGATAAACGACTCATTTTGTTTTCGTAAAATTAAATCAGACACCTTGTATGAATTTTTCCCAATCAATAAACGAACGAAGTTCCCATGTTCGATTGTTTAATTCTTTAAGTATTGCCTGACAGACTTCAACAATTTCTTCATGCAACAATTTCTTTGCAAGGTACTTGTTGATATCTTCATCCGCCTCTAAGTATGTATTGATCTCAGATTTGAGTGTGTATGGAAATGGTTGCCAACCACGTTTCTCAAGCTCATCTTCATCAAGTCGGCCTGTGTAGTATTCCCATTTTAATTTACGCCACTTGTTGTAATTGAATTCTGCTTCTTTGGCCAACAACCGATGTGAAGAAAGAATGTTCAAATATTTTGAGTGAAGTTTGGGAATATCAATCAGTGCTTTACCTGGTTCAGTGCGGTCGATATTAGAATCCGCAGTCCACATTTGTAATACTTCGTCAAGTTTGCTCATATTATACCTCCTATCAGGAGTATATCACATTTAAAATAATTTTTCTACGTTATAATAGGTAAATCTAAATGTAACGTCTGCTGTGATGATTGTATCTGGCGTATCGGTAGCTGACATAACAAAACCAGATAATGAGATTGGAAATAAATCTTTAAAATTAAAACGGTAATAAGGTTTGTTTGATGCAGAAAGAATAGTGACTGCACCATCAGAATATTGTGGTGTTGCCGTTGGTATTGCTGCGGTATATTGATTTAGTTTACCTAAACTTTGGTATTCTTCAAACTCAGTTGGGAATGTTAAAGCACGTAGCCAATCGTGTATTTCCAACCATGACAACATCTCCGCATCAACAATAAAGGTAACGTTTAACACATCATAAATTGTCTTTTCACCTGGCGCATACAATTCAACAAACGGGTTTTGAACTGGTATCTCAGATGTAGAAAGACCGGGTAAAGAAATTGTCTGTGCAAAGTATTGCAGATTCGGTGTACGAGCCAAGTTCAACGTAAACTTGTTAGGCTGTAACGAATTAGGATTTGTTGGATTGCGTGTAAGAACTGTCATACTCTTATTTATATACGAAAAAAAGAGACACCCGAAGGTGTCTCTCTAAATCCCACTCTGTGGTGGTTATTTAATTACATCAAGTTCGCAATACGGAAACCACGGTAGTAGTTGTTGCTCTGAGTATTCAGAGTACCAAGACCTTGTGTGGTGCCTTCTGCGAATGGGTTTGCTACCAGACCGTAACGAGTCTTGAAGCCGATCTTTGGCTGGAATGTACCAGTATCGACTGCACGAACCATTTGCAGCGGTACGTATGGGCAGTAGAACATACCAGCATCGTATGCGTTTGTGCCTTTGTAACCAACTACAGCAAATTCGGATGTTGAAC